GCCAGGGCCTCTTTGTTAGCATTAAAGACTGCCATACCCGTAGGTTGTTTCGGGTTATTGTATATCAATGTAGCTATGGCTTCAGCTGTGTTGGCATCTATTTTAGCTGTTTGTATCAACTGGTCCTGAAATACCATAATAGCTTTATCTATATATGGCTGTTTCTGTGTCTTAATTACCTCATCAGCCTTGGCCTTGTTGATAATATCTGTTGGAGTACCCGTCCAAGGAGTATCTGGCTGAATACCATAGGCTCTAAGAGCAGGTGTATCGGGTGCTTTACCAGTCAATTCCCAAGCCTGTATATCCTTAGTAAAGTTCTGATAAGTACTGTTAGCTGCATTAGCTTCTCTCTGCACAGCCATATTACCTGAGGCTATCTTCCACTCCATAGCTCTATTGTCAGCTGCATTCTGTGCTTCGAAGGTAGAAGCTCCAACTTTGGTACCAAGTATGTCAGCATCAGCCTGAGTTGTAACTCTACCAAATTGCTGGGCTCTAGCTAAAGCCCCTTCAATGGCTTGTTGCTGACCAGCTAAAGTCTGAGTGCCAAGACCAACACCAAGACCTGTGGCAACATCTGGGGTAGTAACCTGACCAAACATCTGATTCTGGGCAGAAGCTTGGTTGAGCATATTTGTCCTTTCAGCAGCAATCCTCTCATCATTAACACCAATAAGTTTCAGGAAGTTCAAATAGGCCTCCTGGTCATTACCTAACTGTTGGGTATAAAGATTCTGTGCTCCAGTAGCTACTTGACTCATATAATCTCTTTCCAGGTTTTTAGCCTGTGCAGCAATATCAGCTAAATTACCCCCAATACCGGCATTGGCCTCAGCAGCTTGAGCAGCTAGTTCACTTTCAAGTTGACCATATTGCGGGGCATAGTCCCTATTAAGCTGTCGCTGTTCATAATCAGATACACCAGAGGTATATGTACCACGGCCTATAGAGGCTCTTGCAAGTTTCTCAGCATTGGCTTGCTCCTGGGTCTGAAGATTGCTTCTTGCTCGATTTCCAGCCACATCAATAGAAGATAGTCGGGCATTAAGTTTATTGGTTAAAGTGTCAATAAGCCTATTAAAACTACCTGTTTGCTGCTCATATAATGGCTTATAAATATTTTCAGCCATTGTTTGGTATTGACCGTAGGTCTCGGGGGTAAGTGGAGCGTTAGCCTTATCTAAGTACATTTTACCAATCTGGGTAGGGTTTACATAAGACCTGCCATTATACCCCTCATATTGACCTTGAGGTAAAGTACCTAACCCAGGCAAAGTTATACTCTTATCATTATTGTTCCACTCAGCATTAGGAACTAAATCTCTGGTCCATACATTACCAGGAGTCACAGGATTAAAGTAAGCTTTATCATTGACTATAACATAGTCATTAGAAGTAAGCTTCCGATTACCTATGTCAATAGCCCCCTCATCACCTCCTAGCCACTTAGCGTTGGGGTATACATCCCGTACCCATGTATAACCCTGAGGTACTGTGTCCATTTTAGTAATAGCCATATTATTTCCCTCCTCTTCCTACACCCAACTGGTGCCATTATATTTTTTCACAGAAACAGTTACCCAGGCAGAACCATCCCATCTCTTTACCGGGACCGTGACCCAGTCAGTACCATCCCATCTATAGACAAACCCAGTGCTAACAACTTTTGTCCATCTAAGTAGTTTCCCAGCCCCAGTAGCCCCATAAAGTCTACTATTAAATACATAAATGAAGCTAGAAAGGGTCCCGGAATAGCCTGGTGTTACGTCTACCCATGTATCAACATCATCCCACTCATATAATAGACCATTATTAACACCTCCGTATAGTTTATCACCATATACCGCTAAACTATAAACAATCTTTAGATTAATAGTGGCTTTCTGTACCCAAGCGTTCGTACCGTTCCACTCTAATAAATTGCCATTGCCCGAGCAACCTCCATACAACTTATCATTGTAGACACACAAACAGTAAACTCCTGTAATACCACTAAGTTGAGTAGCCTTCACTACCCAAGTATCTATACCGTTCCACTCTAACAGTGCTGCAGACTGGAACGTACATCCGTATAGCTTACCGTCATATACACATAAATTTATTACTTGAGTATGCCCTGCAAGTCCAGGAGCTTTCCGTACCCAAGCATTTGTACCATTCCACTCTAATAAATTACCATTAGATGTACTAGCGTATAGCTTACCGTCATACACACACGTAGCATATATAAGAGTGTCTGAGCTATATTTTGGTGCTTTCTGTACCCAAGCGTTCGTACCGTTCCACTCAAACAATCTCCCATCTTGACTGGTACCTGCATAAATCTTACCGTCAAACACACTCAAGACATACATATACATGGTTTGACTACTTAATTGAGGGGCTTTTTGTACCCACTCATCGACTCCATCCCACTCATATAATCTACCATCACTGGTGGTAGAATATAGTTTACCCTCAAGGTCACCAGGTCTGTATGTTCCTACACCATTTAATTGCGGTGCTACCACATCCCAAGTATCAGCCATAAATTTCCACTCCCCCAATCATGCAGATGTAGTATCAATCCAAATATCATCAAGAATAGGATTACTGGGTTCAGAGCTTTGGATGAAAACTCTATCATTCTGTACACTCCTTGGACCATGGGAATAAAATGATGGCCATCTGCCATTCCAATCAGGCTCAACAGTCACAGCATCAATATATATATCTGTACTCCCAGAATTAGTAAATTTGATTCTCATTTCACCTGCCGTAACTGGAGTCACAGCACAACATCTAAAGGAATTTGGCCAGTTATTGTATACATCAAATTCGATATAATGGGAACCTGTGGCTGTAGCAACTTCAGTATAGGTTTTTTTATCACTGTTATAGACCCATCTCTTTAGAGGCTGAGCGGTATTTGAAGAATCAAGAACCTCTATTTTTACCTTCCCACCATCAGTACCTTTTACCCTAAATGATATTCTGGAGCTTGAAGCCCAAGACCACCAACTGGTATCCCATACACCTATAGAGTTTTCCTCTACCTGAATAGCCGTTTGGCCAGTTGTAAGTTTTAATGAATAAGTATTATCAAAGTTTGAGTCCGGTGACGATACTCCCTCTGTATCCCAATAATATGGGTCAAAGGCTGAACTACAAAGTTCAAATGAAGAATTGTACACCTTATTACTATGAAACTTCAAAAACTCAGGGTTAATCCCATAACCATCCACAGCTGAAGCCAATTCGGTCTCTTGGATTATTAATTGCTCTATAGGAGCTAAATTACTAGCACCAAGGTTATTATTGTTTAACAACCACCACAGAAGATTAAAGTTTTCGTTAATAACATCCGTAAGTTTTCGCTGGTCATCCCCATACGTCAAGGACTTTAATGGAACATTCGGCATATTATCACCTCCTACTTTACAGATTTAGGACTAACCACTAAATCAATTTTTTGCAAATCAGTAATTTTATCTGTCGTTGTTCCCCTAATGTAACAATTTCTTCCTTTAAGGCGTTTCAGTTTAATACGTGTTGTTATTACGTCATATTCACCTGTGGATGAATTTAAGGACGCTGTAAACGCTCCGGCTATAGGTCCTCTCTCCGTTTTCCCATCAACCTTCATATAAAAGTTAATATTATAGGTAGCATGAGGTTGGGCATTTAACCACAGAGTTCTTGATTTAAAAGCCAAACTATCAAGTTCAAACGGACCATAAACAAAGTTAGTAGTTATTGGTACAGCTTCACCTTCAATACCATAGGCGTCAGAAACACTATCATCCATTTTGAGGATATAATATTTTGCGGCTGAACTCAATTCCTTTATAGCCACATGTAAATACTTCCTTGCACCATATACCCCGTGCATAGCCACAGAAGTAATAATGAATGGGAACTCCGCTATATACCACTCACCTTCATTCAAGTCGAATATGTAACAAGTAGTATAGTGAGTTGGGGCATTTGGGAAACACAGCCAATATTGGTTATAAACCCCAAAAGCCATCACATCAGTAAGAGTCTTATCAGCAAGTAACTCATCGATAGGTTGACTTATGGGTACAGGTGAAGTTCCTGTATAACTATACACCAGATTTTTACCATCCTCTACCCCCAACCAGAAAGCAGAATCATTAACTATTACACAAGTATCTGCACTATACACAGAAGTGGCCCCACCATACTGTATTGCAAAATCATCCTCTGTATTACCCCATACCCTCCAATACCCCATTTGAGTAAGGACAAGTAAATGGGTCTGGAAAGCTAAAGCAGAAAGAATAGGTAAACCTGTTTCTCCTGAGATATCAAGAAAGAAGTCTAATGGCCAATGGTCCTTGGATACAATTGTAGTCACAGTCTCATCATAACCACAGAAATATATCCTAGAACTGTAAGTACCATTAGGAGACCAACCCCAGATACGATTTTTCCAATTAAGGACATACTCCATTTGTGGAACTACACAATCAGTACCAGGGAGTAACGCCGTTATTGTACCTTTATTAATATCATAAGCCCAAGCACCCGTATCATTTGAGGTAAAGGTGACGGTCGGGACTGAGGTGTAACCAGAACCAGCAGTATCGACTGCTATTGATGTTACTACACCATCTGTTAAAACTGCATGAGCTGCTGCAGCCGAACCCCCTCCACCAGAAAAGCTTATAGTTGGGGCAGCATCATACCTAGAACCACCGTTGTTTATAGTTATAGATGATACGGCATTACCTGTGAGAACTACAGTTCCTGTAGCTCCATCACCTTTCCCACAGACAAGGATTAACTGGTCAACCCAACGACAGCTTTTTAGAGTCTTTCCAGTTGGTACCATACTACTCCCGAGTTCAACCCAGCTACTAGATGGTTTGTGGTAAAGTTTTACACCTTTCTGAACAAGAAGCTGAGCACTAACACCGATTCGGGAAATAGAGTGTAAACTCTGCATAATAGCATCGAACCCTGTGGTATCAAAAGCTGAACTACCATCACGTGTGTGAAGAGAACCATTCCTGGTAAAGAAATTTTTCCCTTTAGAGGCCTTACCCAACTCTCTACCATGACGGCAGTCAATCCCACCAAGACCCTTCGTAGGGATAAGTTTCTTAGACATATCTATTCCTCCACATCGTTATTTCCATCATATTTCTCAAAGTCAACCCTGCTATGGGTTACTCTCGAGGACTTATACATTGCATCTGTGGTTTCTGTAGGACCAGTAGATTCTCTATTCTCTAACTTCGCAATAGCTATAGCCTTTGCGGACTCATACCTTTTCCTATAGTTCGAGGATATTCTCTCCTCTTCAATACTACCTTCTCCCTCCTTCTGGTAATACTCACAGACAAGGTAGTAAAACAGACAGGGGCGAAGAGACCTTTTCAAAGGCAACTCAATAGAACAATCAGTATACGGTTGCTGCACAGGATTGTAAACCAAGGTTATGGTATCTAAGTCAGCTGGAAACTTTACATTGTCATCTTTAGTAAGAATGACCCCATTTTTCTTGTTATACACCGAGTAGGTATTGGTTGTTAGGTCATATATCAGTACATCCTCTAGAGTATCAAAATCCATTGGAAGCTCATATTCTACGTTAGCTAAAACATCATTGTATGTTTCCTTAATGGCCTTGAAAGCTAGCTCCGGAAACTCTGCAATGGCTGTGTCTAACCATCCGGCTACTGTAGCTTCGGTTAAATCATCATCGGTCCCGAGAAAGTTTTGAAGTTTATCATAGAGGTCTTTACCCGTAATAATCTGGCCAAATACCATTGCCACTCTTAATCCCCCTCTCTTAAGATAAAGGAGGAGCAGAAGCTCCCCCTTTCGTTTTGAATCTTTACAGTTTAGCTAGCTATTGCCCCATTTGCCGGATAGATTACATTATCCTTATCACTGGTTGTAATCCTGTTGTCCTGAGCAAGCTTAATGTTGCAAACTATGGCCCCAGCCATAGCTGTACCTTCTGCCGCTGCAGTTATCAGGCGGTTATTAATAATGTAAGACTTCGATTCACTATCCGAAATGCAAATCCCAGTCGTATGAATAAGGTTCTCCTTAATTAGACCATATTTCCCGGCAGCAAAAGTAGAGTCACCGGAGATTTCAATACCATTGTTTGCTCCATAAATCTGACTCTCAGTAATTACGAGACCATCAGCCTGCCCGGCCCCAATCTCTATTACAGCATCTGAGTAAGCCCCAAGAAATTTACACCTATGGACTTTAAGGTCAACACAAGCAATAGCAGTAAGTTCTCCGGTTGCAGCCGCCGTTGAATCCCCCCTAAAGTTACAGTCAATAAATTCCACCCCATGTTGGTCAGTTAATTTCCAGAGGTCTCCCCCTGCTGCTGGGCCAACAAAGGACATATTGAAGAACCTGCATCCATGGGTCTCAGCAGTAGCCGGAATAACATGATTCCCCAGCAACTGAGGTTTAGCCCTCCAGTCAGTAGAACCAATACCAATAACATCGGTCTTTTGGGCAAGAAGTACCAGGTTTTCCCCATCATCATCCTTAGTAACATCAGCCTTATAGAAGATAATATTTCTACTTGCCCACCCCTTAGAACTTGCCGCAATGTCTGCCTGACTAGCGGCCATGGCTACAGCTAGGGTTTTAAAAGCGCTTCCCCAACTTTTACCATCATATCCATCATTCCCCGCATTACCATCTACACAGTAAATGGTACCAACATAGGGGGGAATACTAAACCCCCCAAGGAATAACTGATTGGCTTCAAGGATATCGAAATTACTTGCTCCTTCTCTTATCATTATTTTCGCCCCCTTAAGCGCCGGCATTTCCGACCCAACCACGGAAGTCGGAATAGCCAACAGAGAATCTCAGATAACCACGGTATTTTGCAACCATGTTATCAAAGTTCTCAGCAGATTTAAACTCGGGTTTCACTCTCCAGAAGAAATTTAATTCATTGAGTGTAGGGTCAACAAAGAAGTAAGCATTGGTGTCTGTCAGGTAGTCCATAACCACAGGAGACAACCTACCTTTGATAACGTTAGTAGCCTGGTTAGCAGTGTTGGACTGACCCATAGAGTTCAGGATTGTAAGAGCCGTAAATTCTAAGTCGGGCGGGATAACAAGCCTCTTTGCAGCTGCCTGCATCTTCAATCCTTCTTCGGTCTTCATGTCAGTCCTCATGTGAGTAATACCACGTTTCACAGCACCGTCCGAGAGAGTCTCGGCAGCCATCAGGTTATCACATGTTCCACCTTTAATCACGGTATGGCTATTGGAAAACAGGGGAACATCATCATACCCATTGGTTGTAAAAGCATTGTTGAGAATGTTAGCTGCAACCTTCTCTACAGTAGCTCTACCCCCACGGGCAAGCTTCTTTGGGAGCTTATCCATGATACCATAGAGCTCGTCATCTGCGAGTTCTCTCTCTATAGTAATCATTTTGGCATAGGCTACATGGGTGTAAGTTACTTCATCACCGACATCCGCATCCTCTTCACCGATGGTTCCACCGGCTACTTTAACGTCCCATTCTCCGGTACCAGCTACGTGGTAGTCATACTCTTTGGCTTTCTTGGAGCCGGCTACGTTGAAGACATCCGGATATTGCTCGGGTATTTCATCATAGGTACCAAAGAATACCTTTCTGAATTTCGGTTCAAGCAGTTTCTGAAAATTACCAGCGATATTCATAGGTCACTTTCTCCTCTCTATTATACTAATGCTGCATTCCAAAGAGCAGCCTGTACTACTACTACATCTACGTAACCGTCGACCGCGGCATCGAGGAGAGTAACAGGCCTCAAGAAGCCGTTAGTCTCATCATCAAGATGTAGAGTAACTGTGGTGGTTCCCTCAACGTCATAGTTCGAAGTCCAAACATCGGCCTCAACCAAAGATGCCGCAGTCCCGGTATAAGCCACACGGAGAACGGAAAACTCATCAATGAGGAGAACTTTAATTTTATCTGTAGCAGCATGAGTAGTTGTAGTAATGGCCTCAAGGGCTATTCCCAAAATACCCGTATGCACAGAATCGCTAACCTTAGTAACTAAGCCAGTGGCTATAGCTACCAAATTACCAACAGTAATAGTCTGAGTGTCTGCTACAACAGCTTCAACTACCGTTGGTTGGCAATGCATCAAATGTCTAAGATATGCAAAATCCATATTATTTACTCCCTCCTATTTTTTGTTTTGGAAGCCTTTAACTTCCTGTAGGAATCAATATTGTCAATCGCCTGATAACGAGCATACTCCACAGGGTCCATACCTATGGCCTTGGCCGCGGAGATAATCTCATTACTGAGCTTCGGTCCTTGCGCCCCAGCACCGGCCCCAGACGGTTTAACAATACCTTTTTGCCTTGATATAACTTGCTTATTAACAACTCTCTGCTCAGCGTCTCTCACAGCAGCAGTCGTAGCTGTGTCACCCTTCACAAGTAAGTAAGCTTGTTTCACAGATAGCTTAGGGTTCTCTTCAAGTACGTCATCTATCTCGTCTTTATAGAGGTCATAATCGGAGTACCTTTTATCTACCTTCAAAGCCTGCTCATCCAGTTGTCTTTTAAGCTTTTGATTCTCAGTCAGAGTCTGCATGTTCTGAGTCCTGGCTTGCTTAGCAGCTTGTACCTGTGCCACAGGAATACCAAGAATCGTAGCTTGTTCCTGTTCAGTCATGCTGTTAAGTCTAGTCATAAGCTGATTAACATCCATCCCTGTAACCTCGGAGATTCGGTCGAAGGCTTGCTTATAAGGCTGTAACTTCTCAACTCTCCGGTTTATGGTCCCAATACGGGTTTTGATGATAGCTTGAACCTGGTCTTTGCCATACTTATACTCGGGTTTAGCAGGTCTTTTGTATGACACAGGTTCATCTTCTTCAGCTTCCTCTTCAGCTTCTTCCTCATACTCCTCGGTCTCTTCCTCTTCAACCTCGTCGACTTCTTCCTCCTCATACCCCTCATCGTCCTCAGGTATGACAGCTTGTTTTCTCTGAGTCTGTCTGGTTTGAGACCGTGCTGCTGGTACTTCGTCTCGAGACCTAAGGGCGGACTGAGTTATATCGGCATCATCGTCTGAGTTCAATAACTCGGAGTCATTCCCCAAAATCTCCTTTGTGTATTGATTAGTACCGCTACCTTTAAACTTACCCATAAATTACCTCCTAGTATTATACAGGTCTTCACCCGCTTATTCAGCTTTAACGGAGCCGTATCCCGGGCTAAATCGTTTAGCCAACGTTATTTATAAAGTTTCTCCTCTACGTAGGCAGAGTATATATGTGTAGATGGCCCGTTGTAGCCACAGTGAGGACAGTGCATCATCTTCCTATCTATCCATCCTTTAGTGCGGAACCCAGCTCTTTCACAGGTGGGGCATACGGGAAGACTGGTGATTCGTTTTCTACCAGTTTGAAAACCTTGATAGAACTTTTGTAGGGGGTCAGACTTAGCATGTTCACCCCATACTCGTAGGGGTGTACCGTCTTTCGAGAGTATCATCATATTAACCCACCTCCCATCGACGGAGCCCCTGCGGGTGTAGGAGCCATTGCTCCCATTCTCTCTATCAAAGCCTGAACAATCTCAGGTGGTAAAGCATCAATAGCTGTCATAAACATCTGTATGGCTTGGTCAGGGGATAATTCTTGTCCCTGAGCAGCCATCTCAGCTCCAGGTTGAGGCACAGATGATGGAAATGGCATTGGTTGACCTTGTGGTGGGCCTTGTGGACTCGGCATTGGTTGACCATTTGCTATCGCTAGCTGTTCAGCTGAGTTATTTCTCCCAGCAAAGGTACCATCAGGCTCATTAGCGTCAATAATGGGCCAGTTCATAACTCCTTTAAGTACCTTTCTAGCCTCAGGTTGGGTAATTATGTTCTCTCTGTGAAGTTCAAGAGTAGCCTGATAGACAAATGAGGGGTTATTGGGCATCCCAGCACCAAAACTGAACTCATACTTGAACTCAGCCTCTTTAGTCATAGTCTTCATACGAGGAATCGACTCACCATCTTGGCCAATTTCCATGATAGTTTCACCATTTTCATCCGTTTCCTCTTCTTGAAGGTCCTTATAAACACCTGTTCCATCCTGGTCTGAGGCCGGATTGAAGTTTTCATTAAAGGTTTTCACAGGAATAGAGTTCATATTAGCAGGTTTAGACCACAAAACCTTGGTCTTGCCACCCTCTTCAATATCAAACTCCTGCTCATTATCCATGAACTCATGACTAAGAGAAGCTGTTTGTTCTATAATTTTTACGAAACCTTGCTGATTCATTAGCTTCTTATGGTTAGCTCGTCTACTACCGGCCTCCTGAAGGGCCATTATAGCAGAAGCCGCACGTAATGAGCCAGACCTACGTCCTTCAGTAACGTCACTCCTACCTGAAACCATCTCTGATTCCTGAAAACCAAACTGCCTCCTTTGTGGTATAAATGATGGAATATTCGGAGGCTGTACTTCTTTAAATGCTGTGTGGTCTTTTGCCGGAATCTTAAGACCAGGCTTGTTAGTCCACTTTTTCAAATTAATACCAGCCGCTAATCCTACCACCATCTGGATGTTACCCATAAGGCGCGCATTCATCCTTATTTGGTCATCCATATCATTTATCATATCCTGAATCGGTATTAATTGCTTAGTATCTGAGAGACCCCACAGACGGCCTTTCTTTTTGTAGCAAACTATAGGGACAAAAGGATACTGATTGTGCCTGTAGAATGGTTTCCTTCCTTTCTTAGAGGTCATGTGAGTCCAATCGGAGTTCTCCATAATCATGCCGTCACACATGTAAATTCTGCGCAGGGCTACATCATCATCATTCTCAGCCAAGTCCCAGTACTCATAAAGTAAAGCCTGGTCATTAATTATAGAAGTGGCACCATCGGCATCGTCCTCACCAAAGATATAGGGGTTATATGGTCGGAATTGACCCTCAGGTTTAACCAATTTCCCTCTTTCCCCAAATCTTCTACGAAGAGCTTTAAGTGGATAAGGCATTACCTGGATACAAAAGTCACCCATATTCAACTTACTAAAATCCTTTATCTTGGGGTCCGGGAAAAAGGCATCGGGACTCATCGGTTCCATAATAGGGCAACCCCTACCGTTGAGGGCATCAAAATCAAACCACTGTTTCCATATCACAGTGCCGAGGTTAAGTCTATCTCTTTCTGACTCATCAAGCTTGAGGGTCATATCATTTTTATACCATATCCACTTAAGTCTCTGTTTCTCCTCATCAACATAGGCCTTCTCTGAGGGTCCACCTTTAACCATCATTTCCATAGTACCATCAACTAAGTCAGCTACCTGTGATTCAATAATGGGCTGAACTATATTCGTCTCTGAGGCGGGGTCATCTTCGTCCTCGGCTTCGTTAACATCTCCTGCCCAGTAATCCTGTGCAAGAGACCACTCACGATTCATACCTATATCATCTTTATGTATGTAGGAGGCACGATAGCTATCCGTAATTTGGGCTACTAATTCTTTCTCTTCATCAGATTCAATCAAGTCTAGGTTAGTAGCCTCCTTACCTTTCTCTTTCTTCACGGTCTTCATCCTCCCTCTTATCAAGCATTCTCTCAAGTCTCTGATGTTCCGGGCTCACAGGGTCAAGCAAATTATCCGGTCTGTACCGGGGAATATGGGTTTTCTTTGTACTTACAGTTGTATTTACCACGAACGACTTGCCCTTCCACAGGCCAACCTTATAGGCAAGGACAACACAAACTACTGCCAGGCATAAAATAACACCAACCAAAAACCACTCCATTATACAACCTCCCTCTTAATTTCTGGAAATGGGTAATCATCCTTGTCAATATCTTCATCTTCCCACATAGACTCATGTTCCCAATTACCATTAACCATATGAACTTCCTTAGTCTTGTTGCCTGGCATCACAGGACTAAGCAACCCAGGGTGAAGACCATACATATTCATGAAGTACTTGAAGGCATCAAGAGCATGATTCTCCATCTTCTTCATCTTATCATGTGTTGTCCCATTAAGAGTAAGTGGGTCCCATGCTGCCTGTTTAATTTGGTTAACCAGGTTCGGACACCGGTCAGCATTGATATGAAGCACTGCTGAGCCGTCCTTATGACGCTTTCTAAGCATCTCAATAAACAGTTTCAGGAAGTAGTCCTCATCATTCGAGGCCGGTATCAAGTTAACCCCGTGCTCCTGGTAGATTTGCTTCGGGCTCTTTTTATTCGGTCCTCTGTTAACCACAGAAGGGTCAGCATATACCGAAGAAAATCCCCGAGCTTTTATGTGATTACAAACTTCTTCAGGGGCAGCCTCCGCCATATAATACTCATCATATATATAAAGGTCGTCATCTCTGTCAATAGCCCCATACTCCACAGAAGTAGGAGCTCCAACACCAAAGTCAAAGCCACAGCCATGGTCCCAAGATGATGCAATCTCAACCTGCAGTGAGTGGTAACAGTGGACAGCCTCATCAAAGTCGTGAAATATTTGCCCGGCGAAAGCGTCGAAGCTTGCATCAACGAACCGTTTGACCCACACATCCGAGTGGTTCCTACGGAGCTCCTCAACATAACCCTCCGGTAAATATTTCGCATTGGCCTCAGACGAAGCTGTCCACCCCTTAAACTCCTTCTTACATTTCGGTCCCCAGAACCATGACCATACCCAATCCTTACCACCAGAGTTACTGGTCACAAAACCACGGTGTGGTCCCACAGGATGGCGAAGACGTGCCATAAGCATTTCAAACGTTGCCTCAGGGACCTCAGTACCGTCAGGCTCATGGGCCTCATCAATCCAGAAACCTGAAATATCGAGAGAACCCAGTGGCCCCGGGTTGTCAAGGTGAATAAACAATATCTCTGAATATACAGGTAAGTCCTTCCCAGACTCCGGGTCGTGGAACGTAGCGTTAGTACGTATCCATACATGCTCATCTGTCTGGTTGTACTCCTCAATTATCTCTGGAGGACATACCTCAAAGAACCTTCTCTGTGTAGTTTCTTTCAAAGACTTTGCAGTAAGACGACCAATTATAAGTAAACATCCCGGGTAGAGCTGGGTCCACTTTACAATTTCCTCAACACCCATACGTGTCTTGCCACCACCAACACCTGTTACAAGAGCCCGGTATTTATGCGTGTCCTGGTGGAATGCCATCTGGTGTGGGTGAGGGTCGTAAGAGGCTAGCCGCCTGAGTGGCCGGAACTTTTGCCATGTGCGGAGCTTAGGCATCTACTCCACCTCCGCTTCAATCACAGGAGCAGATAACATTTCCTTCTCAGCCGGAGTAAGCATCCCCTCAGCGAACACAATCTGTATAGGAGGCTTGTCAAGATTCGCTTGCAGCTCAAGCTGCGAACGGTCCCCATACACCTCTCGCCTGTGAGCCTTAAGCATGAGCGTAAGCAATGCGTCGGATTTCTCCTTAGCCCTCTCAATAGCTACAGTCTCAAGGCCGTCGACAAACCTCTCCTTAATCTCATCGAACCTGGTCTTATAAGCAGGATATTTCTTCAACCACTGCTTGTGCGTGGACACAGGTACCCCAGCCCTTATGCAAGCCGTGCCAATGACCCCACAGGATACAAGCTCAGTCAGAATTCGACGCATTGATTCCTTAATCTCGGTCTTCGTCGGTTTTACCACAGAAATATCTCTTACCACAGAACATCACCTCTGCTTCCCAATCAATCCCACAGAAAAGTTAGCTGACGTAGTCCCAATTACAGCGCACACACGAACCCGACTACCAAACCCGGAAGTCACCGTCTTCAAGCTCGTCCCAGCGGCTGTCAGCTGAGTAATCGCCCCAGAAGCAACATCGAACCAATCCTGGCCGCCCGGGTCAAATGTCTGCAGCTTCGCATCCAGTGAACCCGTCACTGCAGTAGCTGTAACGACCAGCGACAGGTCGTAGCAATCACCAATATAGACCCCAGCCAATGAGGGATAGTAGTAAGTATCGTCCTCCACAAGTCCTGCTGCCTTTGCTTGATATTCAATCACGGAACATCTCTCCTTTCCACAGAAATATCCACAGAATAAGGAGGCCCTACCTGAGGAACCTCCATCACTAAAATTGCATAAAGATACACACGTATATTGTAACACGGTAGGGAACTCTTGTCAACAACTATTTTAAAAAATTTTCGGTGTCGGCTACAGACAGGCAGGGGTCCTTTCTGGCGTATGGGGTTCCTCATCTCCCTAATTTACTGAGATGACACGCCCAATGCTTGATTGCCAGTGCTTGCTTCAATGCGAAGCCACACTTCGGAGAGGAAGCACACACGAGCATGGAATCCCTCCCCTACTGTATGTGAGCTGCGCTATCAATGGTCCCTGACCGGGGTTGGCAATGGCATTGGTTATTGGTTGGTTGTGGCTGTTGGTCACGCACACCTACTGCGGTATATGAATGAACATAGGACTAGGGACCTATATGAAATATAGGACTAAAGACCTATATAAATAGGACT